TTATACACGTCGTCCAATATCGAAACGTCCACGGTTTTAGACGTCAGCGAACCGCCACGACCGACGACACGCAACGACCCCTTACGCCCGACCATTTCGATAACATCGGAATTGCGCAAATAGGTATTAGCCATTGTTACGACGTTCGACCCATTTAAGTACGTGCCGGGGAATAATTCACGATACCGGGGCGTGTCGATTATTCGTTGAACGTCCCGGTTAAAATCCCGTGCGATTGTCGCCGCATACGAACCGATACATATTTTGCGGTCGGGGTCTAACCCCAACATAAATGCGGGTAATTTACGGCTCGACCCCTCCGATTTGCCATGTTGGGGCGGTTGTTGTACAATCATCTTTCGTATTTTGCCGTGTGCAAACATATCCAAAAGCGTATAATAAACCACGTGGAAAGGCTCTAATACTAAATCCGGTTGCATATACCGGGCAAAGTTGATAAGGCGTTTACGGGCGGCGGCTTTAACAAGCAAATCCGGTTGTTGCCGGATTGCGTCGTACATCTGCAATAATTGTTCGTTGTTCATTGCTTTGCTCCTTTCTCCCATTTATAACACGCCCGGCGACCTCGGACAATGTAAAATTCGTAATGCGGGCAACGTAAACAAATCGGGTTCCCGTTTAAATCCCGGTGTCTATGGTCGTCCGTTATCCATTCGGAAAAACGGCACGTATCGCAAATCTCGGTTTGCCATTCCGGTTGCTTGGTTCCCGGACGGGGTGCGGTTATTCTCTTTGCCATTATTGCGCCCCTCCTTTCTCCAACAATGCCTTTTGATATTCGGCGGACTGCAATTTATCAGCCAAAGCAAACAACATATCGTCCGGGATTGCCTTAACATCGTACTTTGGTTTATCGTCGTCGGTCGTGGCGTTATATCCGGGTATCTCAATTTTAACGGGTGCATCAAACCCTAACATCTTTGCCCTGCGTTGCTGAATGTTCAAAAGCAAATCCAAAAACCGGGGGTTCCCGGCGGACGTTTCGGTTGCGGTTTCATTGTACCCGTAATATTCCGGGTCGCCGTCCTCGGCATCGGTTTTGATTGGTCGCCCTTTGTTGGTTTTCTCTTTGGTGCGCATCTTTCCGGTTTTCGACGCCTCCCACGCCTCCCATGCTTGTTGCTCCATCTTATCCAATTTGCGCAATTCTTGTGTAACGTATTCGTCGATATTATCCAACCGTTCCCGTTTCCACTCAATAAGGCATTGTTGCAAATCGTAATAAACCATTTGAAAGGTTATTGTATAACCCATTCCACGCGCGGACAAATCCCGGTTCAATGCGTCCGCAATTTCCCGGTACGAATACCCACGCAAAAACAAATCGGAACAAAACCGAATGTCGTAAATTCGTTGTTCCTCGGAACGTTTATTATAGCCTAATGGCTTCTTTCTCTTTTTCATAGTCAAACCTTCTTTGCTGTCAAATCGTACTCCCATACATAGCCGCCCGCCGTTTTATATACTCCTTTACAACATCGGGTAATCGTTATATTTTTTATTCCCGTTTTTCTTTCCGCTTCCCTTATGGATTTATACCGGGCAATTTCGTTTCCGGCTTTTGAACGTTGTATTACAGCTTTAGCAATTTTATTATGTTTGCCGTTATATGTATTATTATACTGATTATCGCACCACTCCAAATTATTGGCATTATTATTAAACTTGTTTTCGTCCTTATGATTTATTTGTTTCCAATTATTTGGATTTGGAATAAATTCCATTGCAACTAATCTATGTACCATTAATGCAGTTAGTTTGCCGGACTTATATAACCTTACTTGCAAATAGCCCTTACCGCTTACTGTTGGCTTTAGCAACTTACTTTTTCCAGTTCTTCCATAATTGAGGCTTTTTACATTACCATAATTGGATATTTGGTAATTCTCAAAACCGGGTATATCTTTCCAAACTTCCATATATCTTTTTTTTGCAAAGGTAACAAATGTTTTTCGATTGCAAGTTATTTGCGTGGAATTTCCATTTTAAGAGGCTTTTGTTATTAACTCAATACTTTTATTGTCTTAATGGTTATCTTTCAACCACGGGGCAAATTTACGGGTTTTCCGGGGCATTGCCAAACCTTTGTTATCTCATGTACATAAACGGCAAAACCCCGGCTTTGTTTCCGGGGCTTTTATGCCTATTGTCCTATACCGTTTTCGTATCTCCCATTTGAGCAACGAAAATAATGTTGCGTTCCACGGGGGTTGGTGTATTCCGTTCCCCCTTTCATTTCCTTTATTGCCAAACATACCGGGGCGGGCTTTCCATTTACCGGAAATTCCGGGTTGAAATATCGACACGTTCCGCATATCTTTTCGGGGCGTCGATTATCCGGGGCGCATCCGGTCGGCATATTGGGAATTTCCGACGAACATTTATTTTTCATTGCGTCGCCCTCCTTTCCCTTTATTCTTTCCCCGGCGTTTATCCCGTGGGTTGCGCCGTGGCATTTCGACCCGGTGTATTTCAACCGTTGTTCCGGGGAACATTTCGCCGAAAAATTCCGCCATTGCTTCCACTTCTTTTGGCACGTCGAACGCTTCCGGTTTCTTATATTCCCTTTTACGTTCCGGTTGATTTTCCATTTGGACGGCGGGGCGAACGTAGATAATCGGGCTACCCTTACAAGTGTTCACGGGCTTTGCTTTCTTTTCACTTTCGCAAATCGCTTTATGTTTCCGGGCGTAATCCGCCGTTCTAAATTCGTGGAAATCGTCCCGGTGTGCGCTTGCACGTGTGAACATTTCCATTGCTTCAACCGCAATGCGGGCTAAAATGTAATCCGGGGTATCATTAAACGCCTTTTCCATTGAATTACGGTTTACTACCTCGGCAATCTCATTAATAAATTGTTCTCTGTTAATCATCGCTCTATTATTTTTTATCGTTCATAAATTGGGAATGTCTTTTTTGCCATTGCTCGCAACCGGGGTTCTCGCAATTAACCGGGCTTTCGGTCGTATAACAATAACCGTTCCCGTTGGCGTCCTCGCTTGTAATGCTGTCGCAATTGCCGCAACATTCGTGCGGGTGTGTCCGCTTATAATTTGGGTCGGATTGGCGTCCCTTTACTTTGTCGTATGCCATTTCCAATAAATCCCGTTGCGGTATGCCTAATATTGTGGCGGAATGAAATACGACGGCGTTAAGGTCTGCTAATTCATCAATTACGGCGTTCATGCGTCCGGGGTCGTCAAATTCGGGCATTGCGTGTTTTACCGCCGCTTTGTACTCGTTAAATTCTTCCTCCATTTTCCGGCAACGGGACGCAATGTTTGTTCCGAACAACTCATTAAACAGATTGGCAATTTGAGCAACAACCGGACGGGCGGGTTGCTCCGTGTAATTCTCGGCGGGGGTTCCTTTTGGTTCAAATTCCCGTTTAAAATCCTTTTCCGGGCGTGCGGTAAATCGTCCGTTCAATTCCCGGATAATATACCAACTTTCCGGCACGTCAACGAATATGCCGTTGCCATTGGGAAAAGAAAATATTGCTTTGCCGTCCGGTGTGCGGGGCGTTACAACGGTTCCCCCTCCGGTAAACCTCAACACGTCGTCCACATTGTCCCGGCGAAATTGGATTGCGTCAACCTCTAACAAGGTGCGACAATACCGGGTTCCCGCCGTGGCGTCCGGGTCAACTAAACGGGTGCGCATTTCCTCCGGGTATTCCTCCGGGTCGTACTTCATAAAAACCGACTGCCTACCATCGGCATAAAAGAACTCAATAAGACGGTCGCCCAATCGTCCCCGGATTGCCTGTTTTAACGCCTCAATCCTTTGTCCCTCGGCTTTATCGTTTCCCTCGCTTCCATTTTGCGCCCAACTCAAACGTATTGAGGTATCGGACGCCGTAACCTCAATTTCTTGTTTTGTTATGTCCTCAATCATTGCGCACATATCGCAATCAAAGGGGCTTAATACTTGTTTGTTCATCGCTCTAAAAATTTATTTGTTATTACTATCCGGGTCGGCTTCAACCTTAACCCCGGCAATTGTTCCGTTATAATTAAATTCCAATGTTTCGACGCCCTTAAATCCCCCGACGATACGCAACAAACGCCAATAAATCGTTTTCCGGTCGCTCCTATGGAATTTATCGCATTGCCTACCAATTCCGGGACAATCTTCCCTTTTGATTTTGCAGCGAACGCAACGTTGCGTAAACATTGCGGGGTTGTTGTTGGCAAATCGTGCATCCGCCGCCGTCCATATCTCGGCAATCAATACCATACCCCGGTAAACGCAACGTTCGCCGGGGTTGTACTCTCTGTTTGGGTCGAACGGTTCGGGTTGCTTTACTCTCATTCTTTGCCCGCTTCGTTTACATAGTCAAACAATGCGTCCAAATCTTCCTTTGCGCCTTTTACGCAAATTCGCACCCTATCGCCGCCCGCCAATGCGGTTTCGACAATCTCGCAATTATACCGGGGGGCGTTTATCTGTATCATTGCCGCCGTGGTATTCGTTACAAACTCGTTTCTTTCTTCCATGCTCTCGGATTTTTGAAGTAAATAAAATGCCTCTGTTGGTTCGTTCTCGCTTTGACACGCCCCCAACAAAAGCGTTGCCAAAGATAACAATAAAATCTTTGCTTTCATCGTTTTACCTTTCTTTTAATCCATATAAACCGTATGCCAATGCCGACAAACAATATTTTCGCCTCAATATCAACATAACGGTCGTAACCGTTTATTGCATCAATGGATACCCCAAATTGCCAACTATGATATTGCCAATACTCACGGGCGTAAACATAGACGCCGACCCGCCCAACGTGTATGCCTGTTTGGACGGTGTGTTTGTCATTACTCATTGTGTGCCTCCTTTCTTGCTAATTCATAACCCTTTTTATCCATTACCATTGCCACGGGATACGGCAATATACAATCTTTTGTATATACGAGATTATAGATACCCAATTGCCCCTTAATTGGCATTTCAATAACACGTCTTGGGTTGCGCATCATCCATCCGAACCCCTTTGTTATTTTCGCCCTCTTTTCCTTTGGAATCCGGGTGTTTTCCCAATCCTCCGGCGTAAACTCTTTTATCGGCTTTACGTCGTACAACTCAACCAATCCCAAAGTAACGCCGCTTTCCATTCCCGGATAAACCGGGGACGCTGCGGAACATATTAGCACGTCGCCACGGTATGACGTGTTTTTGCTCCGAACTTCAATTGTCTTTTTCCCGTAAACAATACCGTTTTCGTCCTTGTACGCCTCCGTTACCAAATCATTTGCGTATGGCTGTTTTACGGTCAACGCACGCCAACGGT